TATACAGATATATTTTTAACACCCTATATAAAACATGCAACAAATGTCATTCGTAGGTCATTTTATTATAATAGATATATAACATCTATTGATATATTGAATACTAAACAGTTTAGAAATTCGCTGAAAGGGTTTGAACTAGACAAGCAAATTGAGATACTTGATAAAGCTTTCTTTGAACTTATACCAAAAAAGGGGGAGAAAATAAAGAATATACATAAAATAACTCATTATAATAAGAGAAAAGGAGAGAATACAATAGGGTATATCGTATCATTACTATACGAAGATGCTCATATATATGTGTTTAAAGAGTTTGATGATCCTGAATTACCAGAAAAAAGTGACAAGCAAATAAAACCTATATACGATTCATATTTTATTGAATTAAGACGAAAGGAAAATTCTATGAAACTTAACATGGAAACACTAACAGGTAGTTTATCTTCTGTAAGTAATATTAAAAATAATAAGAATCAAAAAGTAAATGTAACTGCGGTCACTCAAGGTAATAAGAAAAAAATAAAAAGAGACAAACATTTCTGGGAGAAAATTGATATTGTACATCCTGATGACATGGATGAATACTTTTTCATGAGATTGCAAATTAATGGTAAACATGAATATTATGTTCGTAGAAAGAATGATGTTAAAAGCGGTAAATCAAGAGCAAAACTAATTACACAAAATGGTGATGTGCTTTTAAAAATATTACGCAACGGTATTTTAGATTTACTACCTAATAAATTTTTGTCAAATATTATTACTGAATTAAATGAAAGAAAAAAGAAATTATTAGATGAAGGTGGCAAAATACCACCAAAGAAAGCAATAGTTTCTCTTATAATTGCTTATGCAAAAGAACTCAATGATATAAATTATCTCAGGAAAAGATGGTATTCTGAATTGGTATATAATTAGATTGTTATTCGTCTTCTTTTTTATCTTCTTTACTCTCGTATAACGTTGCTATCTTTTCATCGCATCTTTTTTGGAACGCTAGCTTTTGTGCTTTCATAGATAAAGTTTTATCTGCCAATAGCTCATTTAATTTATCGCTTCCATAGTCTACATCACTAACATTATAGCATTCCTCTATATATGGGACCCATCTACCTACTGTTGTTATAAATATATTAACTGCAGGTTCATGATTGTGTAAATCTTCACATTGATCTCTGGCTTCTTGCTCAGTTGCATAAACTCCTCTTATTTTAAATCCACGCACAACTACTTCATTGTTTTGATTTGATTCATTATTAAAGCGTTCCCGTAATTCAGTTTCTTTTATTTTTATCCATTCTGAGTATGTTTTATGTATGTTTTCATATGACAAATCAGAATAGCATTTCATTTCATCTGTTAATTTATTATCTGGATTATTCTCTTTCCATTGTTTTGATTGTTGATGCTGTTCAAGAAACCATTGCATAAAAGAACAAGAATAAAAACATTCTAGCTCTCTTAGTAAATTTGAATTTTTCGGCTCTACAAAACTAACTAATGCATAATATTGACCAGGTATAGGTTTATCTATTTTTAAATATTCTCTTTTGCTCATTTATATTTATGTTCATATGTATTATTTAGCTCTTACTTCGAGGACATTATAGAGTATTATCTGATTTTATTTCTAAAATGAACTAAATACGTTGTTACCCCCTATACTTTGATTTAGCTGTTGCTGTTGATAATCAGGATCATATTGAGTGTAGTCACCATACGCTGATATATTATTACTTGTTCTTGTCTGATTCATTTGTAACTGTGCCATTTGTTGTGGAGGTACTCCTAAAATCTCTGTTGCGGGAGGTCTTCCTTGCTCCATACGTAATTGTTCTGTTTGTATACCAGTTGGTGTTGTATCTCTGTTGAAGAGACGTGTATTATCATCTAATGCTGCTTTTCTCTGAACATATGCTTTCATATTCATATATGCTTTCTTTTTATATGACGACATATATTGTTTTGCGATAACAAATATTATAAGAGGAACTAAAACGATACCCCATGCATACATAATTTGTCCATCTGACCAGTATCTATAAGCAAATGTCATCTGAGCTATATGAAACATAACAATACCTGCAAGTGTCTTCCATTCCACTAAAAGTTTACATCTATCCTGTATCTCTAAAATATAATAACCAAATACATAATATATAAAAGCAACTATGATAATTGTAGAATATCTTTCTTCGAATCTAGAGCTCCCCTCTTCGAATAAGTTTTTGTAATCCATTAATATAATTATAAGTAAGATAAATTACTTTCTCCTATGCTTATTATTCAATACGTTTTCTAATTCATTTGTTATAGCTCCACCTAAATATTCTACTATTATATTTTTAGCGTTATGCTTTTGTGCAGATTGTATACGTTGCCTAAGATGAGATTTATTATTGAATTTATCCCTGTCTTCCATTTTATCATACTTAGGTCTTCTGTTTCTATTATCTAACAAATTAAAAACCGGATTTTCATTATATACTCCTTCTATATCATTCAGATCGGTGAGCATTCGTGACTTAATATCTTCAATATCTTGTACCCTGTATTTGTGAACATCTTGCATTTCTTTATCATTATTTGCATAATATGCTTCATCATACTCATCATCTTCCATTTGCCCTGCTGTACTTTGAGGTTTTACAAAAGCAGGTTTTTTCGGTTTAGTTGGGGCTACAGTTGTTTTTTTCTTTTTTCTTACAGGTACTTCGAAAAATGGTTCTTCTTCTTTCTTTTGTTCCACTTCAATTGGTGCATTTTTATCAGGTACATATTCATCATTAATTGGTAATGGTTCTAATAAATCTGGTGGAATTTCATGTTCTTCTTCCTTTTGTTTTTGGAGAGCTGATAATTTTCGTTGTATGAATTCATTGTCTTTTACTGCTTTTGATAACGTATTAAGTATTTTATCAAATTTAGGATGCTTTTTTGTTAATCTATAAATCAAGTATAGTATAATGAGTATAATATTAATACCTATTATTAGGATACCAATAGTTTTAACATTCCACACAATGTTCATTCTTTTATAAAGTTACCACACAAAAATTATATATATCGAGAGTTGTAAATTTTTCGGCCAGGCCATTCCCATACCCTTCCGTCGTTTTCTACGTAATAACCACCGTCCTTCCATTCTTCAATATCATCTGAATTTAAAGGATCAATTAGTTCTTCTAGCTTATGCACATCTGGTATCTCAGGTGTATAACTGTAATCTATATCTTCTGATTGGTATATATAAACAGGTTTTTCAGGTGTTTCTTCTTCAGGTGTAGGAGTAACTTTTTTAGGAGCAGGAGTAGATTCTTTATATTTTAATGGTTGTTCAATTTTATTAGGAGCTAGACTTTCATTATTATCTTTGGAAGGAGAAACCCTTTTGTTATTTTCAAATGCATCTACATACGGGGCATCTGCTTTACCTGTTATACTTACAGTTTTTTGATTGTTTACAATTATTACAGATTTATTAAGTGCATCACTAACGTCTGTTAACTTTTCTTTAAGGTTTTTATCTGCAAAAACAAAAGGATTCAACATCTTACTTTCTGATGGAACAACTAACTTAAAAAGTGCATCTTTTATTTTTATACCTTTTTGTTGAAAATGAGCATAGACTTCTGGTTGGGAATTTGAGATAGCAAAGTATGCTACTACACTTATTAACACAGATAACACTATAGCTACCAGTAACACAACTGCAATTACACGCATTATATATATATGATTACATTATATAAGATCAAAACTATAGTATTCGTATTATACAATGGGAATATCTGAAAGTTTTTGCACAGGTAAGTCTGATGAGCTAAGCAGAGAACAAATTACTAAATTAAATGAAATAGAAGCAATATTATTGGGACAAGATAAAAAAATAACTATAATAAAAAATATACTCTGTAAAGAAGAGAAGGAAGAAGAGAAAAGTGATACCAAAATAGATATAAGTAGCGATGAAAATGAAAAGGAGTTATCGGATTCTTCATTTTATCATTTTACTTGTTTGATGGAACCACATGAAACTTCTTTTACTTTAAAAAATGAAGAAAACGAAGGAGAAAATGAAAGCTTATTACAGGTAAAAAAGAATGATTAGAATAATGGATTTGCATCTATAACTATACCGCAAAAGTTCTTATTATTAGTTTTATAATCTATTGGCGTGTATACACCTATCTCTGAAGCCTTTTTAAGCAGATATACAAAATTCTCAGAAAACTCATTATTATGGCCATATGATATAGACATTACATGTGCAAGCTCGTGTATTGCTACAAACATAAGAGTGTTAATATCATGATGCTGAAATGTATCTTTATCTCGCAAACATAGATGTAGTTCTTTTCCTTTATCAATTGTAAAAGAAGTACCTTCGTCATATATATTAGCTTCTTGAACGTTATCTACTTTAAACCTATCATTTAGTGGTTCTATTTCTTTTTCTTCCTCTTTTGATTTTGCTGTGTCATTACAATGTTCTATAAGCCTTGTTAGTCTATTTTTTATTTCTTCTAAAAGTTTAGCTGAGTGTTCTTTATCTGGTAAATCATTTACTTTATGAAATTGTTCGAATCCAAAAATTGTTACTGTGTTATCTTGTTTTTGTTTTATAAAATAAAGTATAAAAATGATTAAAACAGTGATTAGTATTTCTTTACCAGTAAGCATTTGTTATATTTATACTTATTACTAAAATATATACTGTTTCTATATAATGAATCCTACTAATTCATATTGCCCAAGCGATATACCATCATACTCTATCACTGATTATAGACCAAGTAAGTCATTATATGTAAATGTACGTGATAATAATGAGTTTAGACAATTCATGCAACACAATGGTATCAATATAATGAGGAAAAATCTACAAAACTTTGCAAAAACAATGAACTGTAGCTGTGAAAAACAACCTGTTACATCTATACCAAAATTTAACAGTAGTATTTTAGATTCAACGGAAAAAGGTGATGTGTTCTTGAAAACAGGACAATATAAAAGATATATAGGTTATCCAGGAGGTGTTAAAACAAACCATGGGCCTGCTTATTACTAATATTATCATTAATATTTTAGTTCATTAAAGTATAATGGACACAGTACGAGGAACTGATTTTGGCTGTACAAAAAAAGATTATGTAGAAGTGATAAATTTCCTAGAAAAATATTATAATGATCTAGATAGATATCACAATAAAAATCTAGATGTAAGTTTTGCATTCCCTGTTCAATTGATAATATGGAATAGATTATGTAATATGCTTGTTAGGGATCTAAATGTAGAGATGAAAAAATGTGGTCTTCCTACAGCATTTAAAAATAAACGTGAGAAAATATACGATCTATTGACTTACTACCTAAACATGGAAAAAAATGTAGAAAGTGATCATAGAATACTTTATGCTCAAGATGTAAAAGTAGGTAAACAAATTAAATACATGAAAAAAGGATTAGAAGATATTAAATATTTCGTATATCAAGTACATCATAGACATCCTAGAG